CCTTGGTCGAGCTGCGGATCGCGAGCCCGTCATATTGGCCGATAATCGCGGCGAGCTCGTCGGGGGTCTTGCCGCGCAGTTCGTCGGGCGTGCCGTCGCCGAGGCTGGCCACGTCCTTGCCGCGCAGCTCCTCGAGGAAGTCCGTCATCGAATGACGCCTCTCAGTTGCAGTGCCTCGTGGTCGAGGCGTTGACGATTGGTGAGGAGTGGCCCGCGGCCGTTTCCTGGCTCGGTACCGGGTTCGCCGCCACCCGCACCCCCGGTGCTGGACTCCACGGCGAGGTCTAGGCCCGCGTGCTGCCGCAGTTCGGCGGCCAGTTCACGGAGCATGGTGCGGTGCTCGTCGGGGGTCAGCTGTGCCAGCAGCGACCGCACGCCGACGGAGGTGGCGTCGTAGGCCGGGAACACGACCGGCCCGAGCTCGTACAGCGGGTCGACGCGCAGGATGGTGCGCTTGAGCGGCCCGCGCTCGCCGGGATTCCACAGCAGTTGCTCGAGCTCGCCGGGCTTCACCTTGTCGCCGCGGGCGTCGGTCCACCGCTCGTCGGCGACGGCGAACCGGAACGACATGCCGGTGATCGACCGGCCCTCGATGGCCTGCCGGATCGGCTCGACCACCGGGTTGTCGAACAGCCGGGCAGAGACGTACAGGCCCTGGTCGTCCTCGCGGAGGTCGTCGATCGACCCGATCGGGACGGTGCCGGTGCGGGCGTCGCGGCCGTGGTCGAACTGCAGCACCGGCATCCGGGAGCGCAGGGTCCGCTTGAACGCGCCCGGGGCGATCTCCTCGTCGAACTCGCCGTCCCACGAGGCGATCCGGGTCGGGGTGTTGAACACCGCGGCGTAGCCGGTCAGGGTGCGGCCGTCGCCGGTGCCGCCTTCGGCGCGGAACTCGGCCGCGCGCAGGCAGATCCCGGCCGGCCGGACCAGGGTGTCGGTCACGAGGTGCCTCCCGTTGGGGCAGAAGTCGGGGTCGTCGTGCCGGGCGGCTGCAACTGGACGCTCACGAGGCCCGAGTGGATGAGCAGGTTCATGTCGCGGGCGAGGACGGCGGCCTTCGCGCTGTCGGCGGTGAACCCGTCCCGCACGAGCTGCCCGATCGTGGTCGCGTCGGTCTGCGTGATCTCGGCGGCGTCCTTGGCGTCCTCGCGCAGCAGCGGGATGTCGGCGGTGTCGGTCCACAGTTCGGCGTCCGAGGGCACCCGCACGATCGTCGACATCGACGCCGCCAGGTCCTGCAGCGTCGGATAGACCCACGAGTCGGCGAAGATCCGCCGGGCCATGCCGAAGTTCCCGGCGTTCAGGCTGGATCCGGCGAGGCCTTCGGAGATCTGCAGCAGCGGCGCCGGTACCCGGCCGAGCATCGCGATCCGCGTCTCGCCAGCACCCTGGGTGGCCTTGAAGTCGAGCTGCTTCAGGTCGGCGCCCACCACGGTGGCGTCGGCGCCGGCGACCAGGTACAGCGTCCGGTAGGCGTTGGCCACCCCGGCGTGCTTGGCCTCCATCGTCTCGACGATCTCGTTGAACTGCTCCCGGGTCGCCGCGGTGATGCCCTTGACGACCATGTTCGGGGTGGCGCCGTTCTCGAAGAACCGCAGCTTGTGCGTCGTCGCCGCCCGGTCGCCCTGGATGTCCTGCAACGCCGCGGTCACCCATGACTGGCCCATGCCGGGCCGTTCCGGGTCGGGCAGCGGCGACCAGTGCGCCACATCCCCCGGGAGCAGGGTCTGAGGCGTTCCCCGGCCCGTGCCGATGCCGCCGTTCTGGTAGACGTAGCCGATGATCTCGCCGTCGAGCGCCCCGGCGGCCTCTTCCGGGTCCTGGTCGGATCCGTAGACGACGGCGCACCAGTCGGGGCGCAGCACCCGCAGCCGGCTGGGCTGGCGGATGACGAACGCGTTGCCGGTCAGGCCGGCGTGCCACTCCATCAGCGCGATCAGCTCGCCGGTGGTGGCGTTCGGCCACGGCTGCTCGAGGATCCCGAGCTCGCTGGTGCCGAACGTGCGCCGCGGCGTCCGGGAGCCGGGCCGGTTGCGGAACACGAACCGGGCCTGCGACAGCACCAGCGCCCGGACCATTTCCGCGGCGAACGCGGGCGGGCAGGCGCGCAGCGCCGAGGCGTAGCCCGGCAGCGTGGCGGCGACCCGCTCCACCCGCTGCCCGGCGCGCGTCTGGGTCATGCCGAACGGGTAGGTGTTCCCGCCGTACTGGAACTGCGACGGGATCAGGTAGTCACCCAGCCACGTATCGATCGAGAACCGGGTCTCGGTGCGACCGCGGGCAGCGGCGATCCTTTCGAGCAGGCCCACCGGTCACTCCGTTCGTTTTCAGGGGCGATCGGTAGTGCGGGCCTCCTGCCAGCCCACTTTGACGGCGGCGCCGACCCAGGCGGCCACGAACCACAGCCCGGCCAGCGCCTTGTACGACACCCAGCCGAGCCCGAACAGCAGGCCGGCAACCACCGTCAGCACGGTGCGGCAGAAGTGGACCTGCCGGGCCTCGGCGGTGATCCGCTCGGTCAGGACCTGGTCGAAGAACGTCACGGGATCCCTTTCAGCGCCAGGCGGCGAAGAACGGCTGAGCCGGCTCCGGCTGGCGGGACACGACATGGAACGCCTTGGCCGCACCGGACAGCGGCCCGATATCGGCCGCCGAGCGACGGTGGAAAACGCGGGTGTCGCCGACCGGCCGCCAAGTGGCCTGTTCGACGGCCACGTTCAGCGCCGCCTGGTTGCCGTGCCGGACCCGCCGGTCCACGAGCGCGTCGAAGAACGCCCCGTCGGCCTGGGCACCTTCGCGACCGGTCATCAGCACCGGCTCGATTCCGGCCGCCTGCAGACCCTGGATCAGTGACCCCTCGGCCGCCGCCGGGTCCACGACGATCGCCAGCGGATCCCAGTCCGCATCCAGCGCCAGCAGCCGATCAGGCATCCACGCTGTACCGGCCCGGTAGTCGATTGACTCGACCTGCACCAGGCCGTCGCGGCGCAGGATCGCCGCGGTGATCGCGCCCTTGGTCCGCTCCGGGTTGATCGTCGGGCAGAACACCACCGGCGACCGGTCCTGGCACTCCGTGTCCACCAGCGAACCCCACAGCGCGAGGTCGATCGCGGCGTCACGTGAGCCGTCCGCCCAGATGCCGAGCCGCTCCCGCGCGAACTCGATCTCCGGCAGCGCCGACCGCTCCGCCTCGACGAACTCCGCCTGGATCCGGATACCCAGCCCCGGGTTCGCCGCGGCCCACGCCTGCGGGTCGTCCAGGTCGGCGTCGCCCGGCGCGGACCACTCGAAGTACGCCAGCCGGCCGGCCGCGTCCTTCTCGCCGCGCTCCTTGACCCGGGCGAGGACCTCGGAGTCCTCCTTGCCGGCGCTCGAGGCGTACCAGACCTGAGGATTCGGGCGAGCCGCCATCGTCGGCAACAGGGCGCCCATCGCCGAGCCGGGCAGGTTGTACGCCTCGTCGAGGATCACCACGTCGCCGGAGAAGCCGCGCCCGGAGCCGGTGGAGCGGGCAACGAATCGCAGCCGGGCGCCGGACTTCAGCTCGACGCCTTCCTCGCCGTGCGAGGTCCGCACCCGGGCCACCAGCCGCTCCAGGTCCGGGGTGTTCTGGATCAGCCCCAGGACCCGGCGGAAGGCCTCCTGCGCCGTCTTGAACTCGTGCGCGCTGTGCAGGATGAGTTGCTCGCCGAACAGGAACAGGCCGGCCAGCTCCCGGGCCTCGAGGATCGCGCCCTTGCCGTTCTGCCGGCCGACGATCAGGCCGACCTCGAAGGCGGCCCACTTGCCGTCCGGGCGCTCGCCCAGGGCGACCTCGAGGACGTGCCGCTGCCAGTCGTCCAGGATCAGCCCGGCCGACGCGGCGAGTTCGGCAGCTTCGGCGCCGGCGGACGAGACGTACGGAGGGTTGGAGCTAACCCGCGGCTTCTGCGCGCCGAGCAGCGCGCTTTCTGGCGAGATCGTCAACGCTCGACTCCTTCACCGGGGCGAGGGATTCGAGCTCGGCGGTGACCGCCCGGAGCTCCTTGGACAGTGCCGCGGCATCCCGCGCGGCCACGTCGCCGTGCACGGAGTCGAAGTGGACCAGCAACTCGGCCTGAAGCTGCTCGA